CAATAAATATATTAAAATTAATAAAATAAAATATATTTCATCTTTATATCCAAAAAATGAATATGTAGGCTCGCAAAATATTCGTGACAAGAAAGGCTGGACACAAACAGAAGAAAGTTTATTAAGACAATTTAATAGAAGAACTTTCTGGAGAGATGATTATGAAAATCGCTTGGTAACAAATATAGTTACTTCGCAAGGCGTTATATTTGAAAGTGGAAGCATCTATTCTCTAGAAGGTAATAATCTAAATAATGAATCTGCGCCAGTTTTTGAGGTTGGCGAATTAAAGCTTGCTATAGGCGATAATGAAGATTATGCTTTAAAGCCTTATATTCAATACTTATCGCCAAGTACATTCATAAAATTTAATAACATTACTTATAATAGAAATGTAAATTCAATTTTAGAACAGACAGATAAGCGTCCATATTTTGATTCATATCAAGATTATGTTCGTGATATGAAAAAATATTCACAATATAGCATTATACCAGAATATAATGTTTCCGAAAATACTAGCTCTATCGATGGCAGAACAGATAGTACACTTCTTATCCAAAACAGTGGAACTATTTTTGAATCAGAAAATTTTCACGATTATATAACAACAAATCAAATTGTAGCAAATAGTCCTGTCAAGGCGAAAATAAAAGCATCAGCAATTAAGAAGTTAAATCCATACAAAGGATTTTATCCATCAGACTACACAGCAATTCTTGCTGAGGCTTTTAGTTCATCGTATTGTGATAGTTTTAGTGGAACATATTGGGAGGCAGACGATAATATTATCTCCGCATCGGTTGTTGATGCATCGCCAATGACATCGAAAGATGTAGGCTATGTTGGCGCTTAAAAAAGTTTATTTGGATCTGGCATGATATTTAATCCTATAAAAGCAGGAATTGGATACGATCACTGGCTTCCAGCAATTGGAAACCTTGAGGAAGAAAATGATGCAAGTGTAACTTATTTTTTTATTTCTGGAAGCGAAAAAGGTAATTATGGTGTATATAATACATTAAATAAATATAAAAGATTAAACTTTAATAATATTATAACTGATTCTATTTTTAATAAAAATTTAAGTTATTTTGAAAACGAATCGATGTGTGATTCACCACTTGTTGATTCTAGCATTAAATCAAAATTAATTCAATATTATTACATTAATAATCCTAAAAATAATACTTTTAGAAAAAAGATAAATAACTTTTTTTCTGAATGTGAGAATTTCTATCTTAATAAAAATAAAATTACTTCAAAAGAACAAAAATTCTTTACTTTTTCAATAAATTCATTATATTCAATGAATATAAAAGTTGGCAAAACAGATGATTATTTTAATATTCTTGGTCCATCAAGTAGTGTTGGAACTCATCGTGGTTCTGTTTTTGGTGCACCACATATATTTGATTCTAGCGCAAGAAGACATATTGATGATAGTGTTACGCCCAATATTATTTCAACAACATTAATAACTTGCTCAAATGGCGAAGCAATTAATGCGACAGATCCATCTTATTTACCATATACTCCAAGTTATTATTATAACAATACATCAATAACATTAAATTTTCAACCAGATAAAGAAAAATATACTCTAGATGAAATTTTTGCATCGTCATCTATAGATTTTAAAGATGATGGTTCATCTTATGATTCATGGAATCAAATATATTCATCTTCTTTTTATCAAATGCATATATCATCATCAGCAAATTTAAACAGAACACAAGTTACACATACTTTAGATATTTTTGAAAAAAGTTATTTACCTAAAGAAGGTAGTTTTGGAAATATAAAGACGCTTGACGCAAATGATTCTAACCCTTCCTGGGAGATAAAAACAAAATTTGAATCACCACTTCTTTATTTTGGTGAAAGTCAAAATTATCCAAGCGGTGGTGGAATGTGGATGGATTATGGAACTTATTCTGATACAGAGGGTGCATATGTTTCGATTTCAGATGTTAGCGGGGCTCTTTCATTTGCTGATGCAGTTGGTTTTAAAAAGAAAGATTATCGCGTTGGCGAACTTAAAGAGCAAAAAGAAATTGAGGAGTGTTTAATTCTTATTCCTGTTGATAAGCTTGGCAATAAGCTGTTTTCATCAGATGAAAAAGATGAAAGAGAAAAAATGCTTGATAAATATGTATTTCCAAGTCATTTGGATTGGAAATTTAATAAAAAAATAAGACCATTTATATTTCATGCAATTGAGTTTTCAAGCATTCTATCGCGTGAAGACCTCGCAGATATTTGGCAGGGCTTAATGCCATCAATTTCATATAAGATGGAAGAAGACAATAAAGTTCTTGATATTGATTTAACAGAAATTGAAAAAGAACAAATAAAAATTGGTTTATCTTACATTGTCTTTAAAGTTAAAAAGAGAGCAAAATATGATTTCGCTAAGCATAAAAATGATGAAAAAGATGAAGTAAGATATAGTTATAATTGGCCATACGATTATTGTTCTCTTGTTGAGCTTTGTAAAATTGATATAGAAATCGAAGAGGAAATTTAAATGAGCTTTTTTGATAAAGAAGAAGTCTTTAATATAGTTCTAACTCCGCTTGGCAAGAAACAAGCAACACAAGGAGTCTTTGATCCTAAGTTTTATCAATTTTTTGATGACTCAGTTATATACAATCCAGAATCTTTTAAGGTTAATGAAACACAAAATGAAAGTGCTCAAAGAATAAAGGATATACAATTTTTAAAACCACAAAAATCTAAAAATGATGTTGGTAAAGAAAATATATCCATAGAAGAAAATGATAATAATTTATTATCTTATCCTCTTGGTATGGCCGATTTTGAAACTCAGCTTGCTCCATCTTGGAATGTATCATTTAATAAAGGTTTTATAGTATCAATCGAAGAGGCAGAAGAAAGACGCGATAGAATACCGCAATTAAATACAGAAATAACATATAAATATATTTATTCAAATAATGGCTCATTTAAACCAACAAACAATGACTCGGATGAAATTTTATTTCAAAAAGACTTAAACAATAATACAACATTATATATTTTAGAACAAAATAGAATCGATGTAGATATAAAAGAAGAAAATACAGTTTTTAATAAAATTAATTATGAAATTGAAACATATATTATAGAACAAAATATTGATAGTGAAGAATATCTTGTTCCAATTTTAACAAAATACGATCAAGAAGAGCAAGAAAAATTACTAAAATACTATTTTAGTGTTAGTGCCGATGGAAAAAGTTTAACTTTAGAAGAGGATGTACTTCAAGAACTATATAAACGCTTTAAAGAAGAAGAAAATTCTATTTCTTTGATAGATACAAATTATGATGATGCAGAAAAACCATGCTAAAAATTACAACAAAAGATATTCTTGATATTACAAATGAAAGCTTTTTAGATGTATCTATAGAAAAAGGTACACTAGAGACTATTGATAAAAGTTTATATTTAAATTTAACATTAAATATCGAGAACAAAGATAAAGAATATTCAAAATATATGGAATATTTTGTTATATTAGCTGATGATGATTCTTTTTTAGAGGAATTTAATGATAATACGTTCAATCTAGTGGACGTAAAAAATAAAGTTTTTACAATTAAGCGCTTTTATTCAATTGAAAACTTTATAACATTAAAGGTTGACAACAATATAGAAAACTTAAGGTGTTTTATTATACCAATTTTGAATATAGCTGATTTTCTTTTTGATAATAAATTGGATTATACAAATTTTGAATATGAGTATATAACAAACAATCAAATAATATCTGATTTAATTATAGAAAATTCTAAATTATTATCTCAAACATATATTTTTTATGATAAAAAAGATAATATATATTTTGGTCCTGTTCTTAAAGAAGGAAATAGTTTTTATTCAAGTGAAAACGAAGAACTTACTTTTTCATTAGTTCCGAACAATAAATTTATTGATTATAGAATTTTTTCTAAAATTTCGCAAAAAGATAATTTTTTTGAATTAGAGACACCATTAAAAAATTTGGAAATTAATCAAATAAAAAAAAATTATATAAACAACCATGGTGTATCACAAAGCGATAAAGATATTTTTAATCATTATTTTTCTTTTAATTTTTTTGATTGCTTTAAAGAAAATATTTTATTAAAAAAAATAAACTATAATAATATTCCCTTTTCTTTAAAAATTTATAAAAGAGATAATATGGAAAATATCTCCATTGGAATTATGCAAGAACAAACAGAATATGGGATAGAGTATCCAGCAAATAATAATTTTAGCTTATATTATTCGAATAATACACAAAATATCTCTGGTGAACAAAGATTTGTTTTTGATGAACTATTAAGTTCTTTTAAAGTCAATGATAGTTTTCTTTTTTGTTTAAAAAATGAAAAAATTGATAAAGTTTATAATGATTCTTATTTTGTAAAATTTTCTTTTAAAGATCCAAGTTTAGATGAATTGCAAAATATTTTATATATTCTTGTTGACGAAAACAATAAATTAAAAAATATTTATAATTCATATATAAAAAATGATCAAAATATTGAACAAAAAATTATTTTGTCTTTGAATAAAATGGTGGACTTTTTTGATCAAATAGAAGATTTATCTAAAGAAGAGAAGGAATATTTAAGTAATAACTTATATACCGCTCTTTCTGTTTTTTATGGAACAGAAAAAACTTTTTTTGATGCCTTAACTTTCTTTAATTTAAAAATAGAATATTATAAAAAAATACTAAATAATACAAATCAAAAAACTAATGAATTAGAATTCTCTTTAAGGCTTGACGATATCAAGAACTTAGAAAATATATCCTTATTTTCTATTTTTGATAAAAATATCATGACTTTTGATGACATTATGAAACATAATCAAAAAATAATAGAAAAAAATAAATTCAATAGTTTTGATTATTCATTAATAAAAGGAAAACAAACCTATAACACATCAGAACAAATCGAACAGCCAGAAAAAATAAATTCTTATGAATTAGTAAAAGTTTTTAATGGAAAAGAATATTTCCTTGATAAGGAAAGTTTTAATGAAATAAGATTTGCACAGCTATTATTTGAATTATTCTATAATGATTCTTTACAGTATTTCTGTGATATTTCTACTTTGGAAAATTTAAAAAACTTTATAGAAAGCAAAATAAACTTAAATAAAAGTTTTACTGTTAATAAAGTTGATAATGATATATATAAAATCATATCTGGTGCATCTTTTATACAATCGCTAAATACAGACAAAAAAGCTGACGACTACAAGAAAAAGACATTTGATTATATTTCATTATGTATAAACTTAATAATTGGTTATTTTACGCAAAGAAATAAAAAGTTAGATATAATAGATTTTCTATCAAATGATTCAAAAAATTCTATATTTAAAAAATATAATATCGATGAAGAATATTTTAATAATCTACCATATCATTATAAATGTTTAATTTTTACAAATATTTTTACTAATGTTTTATTAACTTTACATTATTATTTTATTTATAAAAATATATATTTTATTGAATTTTTTGACACTAAAGATAAGCAATGGAAGAAAATAGATTTCTTGACCCTAAAATCATCAACATATATTTGTAGATTTTCAAAATATACAGATGAGTTTATAAATGAATATATTCATGATATAAATGAAATCAAAATAAATTTGTTGAATAAAGTATTTATTATTGATAAAAAAACAGAAGTATCAAAATTTGTATCGGATGTTTCTTTGCAACAAATAAAACCAAGCTATAATAACAATAAAGTCACAACTAATAATTTTCTTGACAAAGAAAAAGTAAATAAGATAAATAATGCCAAAAAGTTCTAATAAAAATATTATAAGAAAAATAATATCAAATTCATCTGACGAATATAAGTCTTCTGATGAATTGCGTAGACAATTAAATTCATTAAAAATAAATGGCTCAAATAAGCCGGATGAACTTATAACAATTGATTCAATACAAAAAAAATATTATAGTTTAATAGAACTCCCACAACAAAAATATGATAAAGATTTTTTAAATGTAAGTGATAATGATGAACTATCTTTTTTTAGAATATATTTTCATAAACCATTAGATAATAAAATTATCGATAATTTTATTGAGAAAATTAAGCAGCAGTATTTTTATGGCTTTAAACAAGGCTCACAAAAACAAGAAGATTTCTCAACGACAGTACACCCGTCAGATGTGGACACAAATTCAGTATATAATTTTTTTGATAGTGGATGGGAAAATGCAGCAGAAACTCTTGCTAATTCAAATTTAGAAAATGCAGTTTATAGCTATTCTTATGAAAATTATTTAGAACAAGAAGCAGTACAAAACCTTATTTCTTTTATTCTCATTTCATACTCTTATGAACAAGCAGATGAAATAATAAATAATCTTCCTGCTAGCGAAGAAATAAGAAGCAGAATAAAACAACTGTATTATAATAATCGAGTTAAATCTACATTAGAAAAACAACAAAGTTTAAATATTATTAGCAATATTGCTAATAATAAAGAAATTTTTTTAAATTATAAAAATGATAGTTATTCAAATGTTCCATATGGAATTCAATCAAATATTATATGTGAAAAAGAAATAGATCTTGGAATATATAAATTGTATAAAAAAACAATTAATGAAAAAAAAGCCTTTGATGAGCTTCTAATTTCATCAAAGGCTTTAGAAGCAGTTGTTTTTGAAAATGAAAATGAAATAAATACTAAAATTTATGAATCACAAAAAAATACAAATAGTGCATCATTTTTGTTAGGTAAAGAAGAAGTTAGTAGTGAATTATTCAAATTTATTAATAAAAATAAATTAAATAATTTAATTAATAAATTTGCAAGAAGTTATAAACAAATATTTAACGGTGAACTTTGCTTTAGACAAAGAATTGGATTTATTGTATCAAAATATAAAAATAAAAAATTAATAAAAACTATATTTTTAGAAACAGAAGATGACTTAATTTATTTTATGGATCAACAAGTTCCGTATTATTATAATTATACATATAAATTTGAACAATGTGAGCTTATTATTGGAAACAATTATGAATATTTTGATAGATTATTCCCGATAATCACATCATTAACAGAAATACAAAAACTTCAGCTTCAAAAAATTAAACAATTAATATCTATTTCTTATTTAATAGAACAAAATTTATTATATAAATATAAAACAAATTTTGCGATAGATCTTCAAAAAATTAATCAATTTATTTCTACAAATGAATTTAAAGGACTTTATAATTATAATAATATAAATTTTGCAGTATCTAACAAGCAACTTGTAGAAGTATCAGATTATTCTTCTTTAGATAAAGAAAAGATGTCAAATTTAACGCAAACCCTCGGATCAGATGCTTTAAATGACCCTAAAGGTCTAAGTGGAACAAAAATTTATAATGATTTGATAAAAGATTACTTTTCTTCACAACAAGCTGGAATTCTTTCTTATAAATTATGGGATGGTTCTGGCGATGGAAACCGTCTTTTTGATATAGATAAAATAAAACTAAATATAACAGAAGAAGTGTTTAACAATTGGAAAATTTTAGAAGAAGGCAAGACAGAAACTCAATTTCTTGCACAAAATGATTCATTTGGTTTATTTAAAAATGAAGATTATTATCCACGTTTATATAATAATCATATTGACTTTTGCGTTAAAAATACAAAAGTATTAAAACTCATTAAACATGAAATTTTTAAAGCAGAAGAAATATTAGTTCAATCAAAGCCGCCTTTAGCGCCATCAATAGATTTGATTGGTTTTAAGGATATTAATAATAAAATTAAATTTAATTTCATTCATAATTCTGGCGAATTAAAGGAAACAAGTATAGAATTAAATTATGAGCCATATATGAATGTGGCACAATTTAGAGAAAAAGATGATAATGGACTTGTTTCTTTCAGTAACGATGAGGCCATTAAAAATATTTTAATTTTTAAAACAGATAAAGAGCCATCATCATATAAAGATTTTAATTTTTATCAAATACAAGATAATATTCTTGGTTCTTTTAATGAATATATTGAGCCAAATAAAAAATATTGGTATACATTTGTTGCGCAAGATAATCATGGCTTATATTCTAACCCATCGATAATTTATCAAGTTGAAATTTTAAGCCAAGAAAAACTTTGTTATGTTGTCTCTTCTTTATTTTCTTTTAAAAAGAAAGAAGCATTAAATACTTTTTATATAAAAAATAATTTAAAAATAACACCAAACTATAAACATATAATACCATTAGATGATAAAGATTTACAAAGTTTAATTTTAAAAAATGGAAATATTTTTACTAAAATATTTAAATTTAGAGTTAGATCTTTATCAACCAATAAAATTATTGATATTAACGTAGATGTTAATAAAGAGTTGCAAAAATAAAACCTATAAAAACTATTTATAACTGATTTATACTACTCGGAGAAAATAATATGGCATTTTTAGATAATAGCGGAGATATAATTTTAGACGCAGTTTTGACTGATGCGGGCCGAAAAAGATTAGCTGCTGGCGACGGAAGCTTTAAAATTGTCAAATTTGCTTGTGCCGATGATGAAATTGATTATAATCTTTATGATAAAACAAATTCAAGCGGCTCAGCCTATTATGATCTAGATTTGCTTCAAACACCAATTTTAGAAGCATTTACAAATAATCAAATTGCCTTAAAAAATAAATTAATATCTTATGTAAAACAAGATTTACTATATTTGCCAGTCGTTAAAATGAATTTTAATAAGGGCTGTGGTTCGGCTGGTGGTCTTTATTTGACTGTTGACTCAAGAACAGAGGGACTAGACGGCTCAAGTACTGTTGATTTAAATTCACAACTATATTTAAGAGGTTTTAAGCCAGAACAATCTTTAAAACCAATATGGGTAGATCAAGGATTAGATACAACAGAGCTTGATTCTAGCATAACACTACAAGATTTTTCTGCAGATTTAGTAGAAAACAAATATATAATTGAAATGGATAATAGATTTTGCAAATTAACAACACCAGATGCAAAATCTACACAAATTTCTCCAAACTATATTGATGATGATAGTATAGCGAGTTATTATGTGACATTAGCAGATCAAGATAAAGGTTTTGTGGTGTTATCTCAAGCTCAAAATCAAACAGATCCGAGCGAAGTGATTTCTGGCCCAAAAGGAACATCTTTAAAGTTTAAATTAAAGGCTTCACCAGATGTTCAGCAAAGTACATATCTATTTACAACTTTAGGAAGTGAAGAAACAATAGATGGAATAAATTTCTATAAGATAGAAACAGTAGTTAGAGTTGTAGGTGTTGAAACCGGCTGCTCTATAGACATACCAGTAACATTAATCAAGAAGGTTTAAAAAATGGCATTTACATTTAAAAATATTTTACCAACAGATATCTCTTATCAAACTGAACCTGTTTTTGAGGCAATACCAATTACTGGTACTCTGATGTCTGGTGCATTTCCTAGCGATACAAATATAAAATCATATACCCATGGCTTTTTTCAAAGTGTATATGACTATACTTATACACAGGCATCGGCAAATCATCTTCTTGATATTACATTCGGTATGTGTTCTGGATCAAGCGCCTTTAGTAATACATCGTCTGTTGATTATGACAAAAAAGTACAATTATATAATCAAATGGCACAAGTTCTTTGTGGTTACGATCTGCAAAATCAAATAAGATTATTTGATTTAAGCGGCTCTCTTTCAACAGATTCAAGTGCAGTGAAATTAAGAAATCTGGCTTTTCTTAATTTTTCAAGATTGTTATCAAAAGATGGAATCAAGAAAGGTACATTCAATTTAGATTTTTATTTTAGTGGCTCTGTTTCTGCAAGAGACGATTTAGTTAGAATAAGTGATTATGGCGCAGCAACCTCCTATAAGGTAAACTCGCCAGCCGGTGAATATGCAACATTATACGCAAATAAAATTGCGGGACCAGAAACAACAAATTATCCAGTTGGACTTATCTTCTATCAAGCAGGAGTTGTTGCTTTAAATTATTCAACAGCATCAGTTGCATCTGTAACTTCTAGCTCTTTTGATATATTTGGTGGCGGATTGGGCTTGGGCTATAAAAGTTTTCCAAGCGGAAGCTTAACTGCTGCAAAAATGATTGTCTCTGGCTCAATAGATCAAATCGCAACATCTATTAGGCGAAGAGTGCACAACCTGACCTTCAATAATACTGTTGAGATTAATAGTACATTTTATTTATGTTCTTTAGGATATAATGATTTTAATTATAGCTCAAATCCGACATATATTTCTGGAAGCAAGATTGTTACCAAAAACTTTGCAAAAGAGCAGCCAGTCTCTTATATAACAACGATAGGATTATATTCGCCAGATAATGAGCTGCTTGCTGTTGCAAAACTCAGCGAGCCAATAAAGAAAACACCTTCGACGCCAGTTCAGATAAAAGTTCGAGTATCTTATTAATATAAATGAAAACATTTAATGAAAATGATATTTTTAGAAATCAAGTAACATTTTACCCAAAATATAAATGGGTTTCAAATGGATTTGATTCACAAGATTATTATTTTTTTGATGCACATGAAAGATATCTAAATTTAGATTCAAAATATGTTGATTTATATGAATTGGCAACAAATAGTTTAACATCAACTTATCAATATATTGTAAACAAAAAACAATATAAAACATATGCGGGCGTAGATTTATCAGAAGTTGCATATGGCCAAGAGATTACAGGCTCTTTATTGTTTACTTCTTCAATAAGTCGCGAATACATTCTGGAGAGTGGCTCTAGAAGACACATAAATGCCCTGAAAAATACGATAAATTACTATAGTAGGCTTTCCACCACTTTTAATTTTTCTAATTTCTCAACGCAATCTCTTGTTGTATATTATATACCATCTATTTTTTATGGTAATTCTATACAAAGAAAGACTTTAGAAATACAATATACACAAATTACAGGCAGCAGAAATTTAGTAACTTTAAAGTGTGCTGATTTATACGGCAATGGTGAGCTAATAAATATAACAAGCTCTTTTTACGGAACAAGTTCTACTTATGTCGGAAATATTTTATATAACGAAGGTATTGTAATTCTAAATGATAGTAACTTTTTTTCACAGAGCGCTAATAGTGTTTCTTTAGAATATAATGGAACTGTTAAACAAAATCAATTAATTATATTTGCATCAGCAGATAAAAATGAATTTAATAATAGTAATAATCCAACTTATAAAGATACTTTATATAAAAGTCCGTTGTCATCATCAAATAAATATATTGAAGATCCAAAACAATTAATATATAATATTAATTCTTCATCATATTCAAATTATGATGAAGAGTATAAAAAAATCACATATATTTCATCTATTGGAATTTTTGATAAAGATAAAAATTTGATAGGCATAGCTAAACTTTCAAAACCTATTAAAAAAACACAAAACGATTCCTTTACTTTTAAATTGCGCTATGATATGCTCTAATTTGATAATAAGGAGCAGCTAATGAAAAATAGAAATCTTAAACATAGCGATAATTGGAAAACGCCTGAATCATTTTATAGCGAGCTTAATAAAGAATTTGATTTTAATTTTGATCCGTGTCCTTATACGAATGATGAGCCAGAATTTGATGGTCTTTCTATCGAATGGAAAGAAAGAAACTTTATAAATCCACCATATTCTAGAAAACTTAAAGAAGCTTTTGTTATAAAAGCTATAGAAGAAGCGAACAAAGGGAAATTATGTGTCTTATTGCTTCCTGTATCTACTTCAACGAAACTTTTTCATGAAAAAATTTTAAAAGTTGAAAAAAGAGAAATTAGATTTGTCAAAGGAAGAATTTCTTTTGAAGGATATAATACAAAAGGCGAACTTGTAAAGAATAAAAAAGGTATGCATGACTCTATGATTGTTATATTTGATGGACGTGAATAATGATACTTGGATTGGATGTGTCATCATCAATGATTGGAATTGTTTTACTTGATAGTCAAGGAACTTTAATTAAACAAAGTAAAATTCAATTAAATAAAGCAAAAATAAAAGATGAATATGATAAAATTGATACTATTAAAGAACATTTAACAAAAGAATATAAAAGTTTTAATAATATAGATAAAATAAGAGTTGAAGCGCCCTTGGCAGCTTTCGGTAAGGGAAAATCAACAGCAGCAACTTTAGCTATATTAAACAGATTTAATGGAATCACATGTTCTATTCTGTATGAAATTTTTAAAATAAAGCCAGAATTGGTATACTCATCTACAGCAAGAAAAAAATGCAAAGTGATAATTCAGAGCAAAGAGAGTGTCAAGCAGGACGTTCTAAAGAGGGTGCTTGACATCTGCCCTGCCTTCGTGCTAGAATATACACGACAGAAGAACTACGCGCCAGGAACTTTTGACATGGCGGATGCTTTTGTTGTTGCATATTCTGGTATTTGATGAAGACACAAATAGAAATTTTAAAAGAAGCTTTGGGTGATTTTAAAGTTTCAAGAAATGAACTTTTATTTCACTGTCCATTTTGTGAGCACAAAAATAAAAAACTATCAGTAAATTTAGAAAAAAATGCTTGGAAATGTTGGACGTGCGACATTAGAGGAAAAAATATTTCGTATCTAATAAAGAGATATGCACCAGAATTTATAGATAATTGGTCATTATATGATAAATCAATTATAACAGATAATCTAGAAGATACGATAATTTCTATTTTTAAAGAAGAAAAAACAAATAATATTTCATTTGAAGAAACAAAAGTTTCTTTGCCATTTCAATTTAAAAAATTTACTTCACTGGCAAGTACATATGAAAAGTTAGCCTATAAATATTTAATAAATGAAAGAAAACTTAGCAATCAAGATATTTTTGACTATACATTAGGTTTTTGTGAGTATGGAGAGTATAAAGGTTATATTATTATTCCATCATTTAATGAAAATGGAAAAATAAATAATTTTATAGCAAGAGCTTTTATTAACAATAATAAAGAAAAATATACTGGCCCGCCAATAAAAAAGAATAATGTTATTTTTAATGAATTTTTTATTGATTTTGATAAGCCGATCCTTCTTGTAGAAGGATTTTTTGATTTAATAGCTAGTGGAAATGACAATTGCATTCCTTTACTAGGCTCTTTACTGAGTAAAGATAGTAAACTTTATTATAAATTGGCTAAACATAAACCAGAAATAACAATTTGCCTTGACAAAGACGCAAGATTAAAACAGCAAAAAATTCTTGATACTTTGCAGGATGTAATACCGAATTTATTCTTTATTGACTTAGAAGATGACAGAGATATAGCAGAACTTGGAAAAGAAGAATTTCAAAAAATTTTTTATTATAAAAGAGAGAAATTTTCAAAAGAACCACTCATAAATCTTGAAAAAAGAATTAAAATGATTTTTGAATAAAAAAGGAAAAAAATGTTTAAAATAGCACATATATCTGATATTCATATTCACAATTATAAAATGCTTGATGAACAAAAACAAGTATTTGAAAAATTATATGAATCTTTAAGAGAAGAAAAGCCAAATTATATATTTTTAACTGGTGATGTTTTTCACGTCAAAACAAACATAACACCAGAAGCATATGAAACTTGTTATAATTTTTTTCTATCATTATCTGATATAACAGATGTTCATATGATTATTGGAAATCATGACATTTCCTTATCAAACAAAGGAAGACTAGATAGCATAACACCAGTTTTTAATGCGGTTAAAAAAATAAAAGACAATATATATTTTCATAAATATACAGGCACATTTTCTTTAAATGATGAGACACAAGTCTATGTATTGTCTTTTTTGGATAAAGTATATGAAAAGCAAAAATTTGAGCTAGACAATAATAAAATTAATATTGCACTTTATCATGGCGGAGTAAAAGGAGCTATGACCGATTCAGGCTGGATTGTTCCTCATGGCGACGTTGACTTAAAAACACTAAGAAATTTTGATTATGGTTTGATTGGCGATATCCATAAGGCAAATCAATCTGTTGATGGTCTTGGAAGAATTCGCTATGCAGGTTCTTTATGTCAAAATACTTTTGGTGAAGATAACGATAAAGGATATCTAATTTGGGAGATTGAAAATAAAGACGACTATGATGTTCGTCATATTCATATTCCAAATCCAAAACCATATATAACAATCCATATCGATAAAGATGGTGATATTTTTAATGTAGAAAAAATATCAAAGAATTGCAGACTTAGAGTAACGTCAGAATTACCAGAAATAAATGTAAAATCTATTCTGCATGAGTATCAAGAAAAATTTGCACTAGATAGTGTTACTTTTATTAACAAAAAACAAAATCAAGTTGGCGAAACTAACATAAAAAATTATCGCGATGAAGAATCGCAAGTATCTTTAATAAAAGAATTTTTTGAAGGAAAAAATGTTGATGATGAAACCTTAAATAAGATTATTTATATAAATAATGAAATATATAAAGAAATTTCTTCAGAGCAAGAAATAAATCGTCATATTAACTGGAAGCTCTTAAAATTAGAGTGGTCAAATTTATTTAATTATGGTGAAAATAATTTTATTAATTTTGAAAATAGAGAAGGTCTATATGGTCTTTTTGGAAAAAATTACTCTGGAAAAAGTTCTGTAATTGATGCGCTACTATTTGCAATTTATGGAACAACATCAAAAAATATTAGAAAAAATCTTAATATATTAAATAATACAAAAAATACTGGTTTTGCAACAGTTTATGTTGATATAAGCGGTAAAAAATATAAAATTCATAGAACCTTAGAAAGATACCAGAAAAAAATAAAAGGAATTTCAACTGATGATGCAAAATCAAATGTAGATTTTTTCTTAATGGAAAGTGACAAGTTAGAAAATTTAAATGGTTCAGAAAAATTTGATACAGATAAAATTATTTCAAAATATTTTGGTGGTATTGATGATTTTTTGACAACATGTTTGTCATCACAAAATGGACAATTTTCCTTCATTAATGAAGGGTCGACAAAGAGAAAAGAGATATTAGCAAAATTTCTTGATATAGAGTTCTATGATGCTTGCCATAAAGCTGGCAAAGAAAAATTTTCGTCTTATAAATCAATATTCGAAAAATATAAGATGAGAAAGTTTGATGATGAACTTCTTGTTCTTGAAGAACAAAGAGTTTTATTGAGTCAAGATATAAATGCCCTTGAGGATAAAAGAAAAGAATTGCTCGCATTAATTTTAGATACACAAGCCGAAGAACATCTCCAGAATTCTTTAATTTTCAAGGCAAAACAAGAAAAAGAAATTAATTTATTATCAACAAGAGATCTAACAAACGAACTTTATGAAATAGATAAACAAATTTCTCTTCTTGATAAGAAAACATTAGAAGATAATATTATTCTTTTTGATTATGCATCATCAAAAATTAATGAATATAAAAATTCTATTTTAATTAATGAAAAAGATTTAAGTCTTTGTAAGAAAGATCAAAATGATTTAAAAGGCTTACCATGTACCGAACAGATGAAAACAGTTTGTCCGTATGTTTCAAAAGCAAAGAGCAATTCAGATAGAATTTCTTTACTAGAAGAATCTTTAAGGAAAAATAAAGCATTTTTAGATGACTTATCTGGAAAATTTGATAATCTTAAAATTCTTAAAGCAAACTCTATATCAAAATTAGGTGAACTCAACGCTTTATTGGAAAGAAAAAAGATATTTGAGACGAATTTATCGAAATTAAAAGTACAACTTATTTGGTTAGAAAAAGAATTAAATGGTTTTTCTTCGTCGTCTGACGACGAAGAAAAATTTAATAAATTTGAAAAAGTTAAAAGCGACAATTTAGAATTAACTCAAAAAATAAATGATATGAATAGAGAGCTTGGAATTGTTATGCAAAAAATTTCATCAACAAATATAGAAAAAAATGATTATGAAATTTGTAGACAAAATTTTCATGCATACGAATTATACTGCGATGCAGTTCATTCAAATGGTATTCCTTACATGATTATTAAATCAAATATTAATATTGTTAATTCTGAACTTGAAAAGGTGCTTGGTTCTATTTGCGATTTTACTGCCAAATTTGAGCCAATAGAAAATAAGTTAGATATAAATCTATTTTCTCCAGGTTTAAACATAACAAGACCAATAGAAAATGGCTCTGGCGCTGAAAGAACCTTGGTTTCTATGGCAATAAGAACTGCATTGACAAATATTACAACTTTGCCAAAATCAAATCTATTTATATTGGATGAGCCAGGAACAGCACTTGATATTTCATCAATGAAAGGTTTGACAAAATACCTTGAAGAAATGAAAAACTACTTTGATTTAACACTCTTAATAAGTCACATAGATTATCTAAAAGATTCAGTGGATCAAAGCATAGAAGTTCAAACAAATAGTGATGGCTTAGCTTTTATCCAATATTAACAGAGGATAAAATGAAATTTATGAAAGCACAAGTTGATAAAATACTAGAAAAATATCTTTCAAGAAAATTAATGGTATGGATAACATCCACTGCTTTTCTTGCATTTGATAAACTTTCTGGCGATGAATGGGTTGCAATAGCACTTACCTATATTGGTTCGCAAGCATTGGTGGAGATAGCATCAAAATGGAAAGCCGCTGGCAAAAACTTAAATCAAGATTAATAGATTTAAGTCTAACAATAAAGAGCATCAGCTCAAAGATTTTTAATAATATAAATAACATAATTTATATTATATTTGGAATAATAATAGTTTTATTATTTTTAAAAATAGGCTTTCTTCAAAAGGAAATACAAGAAAACAATATAGAAACTATAAATCTCTTAAATGAATCATTAAAAATTGATAACTCATATTTAGAAAAAATACAAAATATTGATAAGAAATATGAACAAGAAATAATAAAAATTAATAAAAATTATATAGATTCAAAATTAGAATTAGAAAAAATAAAAGAACTTAAACAAAAACAATTTTTAAAAGCTAGTTATGAAAGACCAGATGAAGTAGCAAAAGAAATAGCTGACGAGTTTGATTTTGATCTGGTCAATTTAAAATAATATCTCTAGAGAAGGAACTAATAATATGAAAAAATGTGGCAACGGCCCTGGTGCAGTAAAAAAACCCGGTGCAAATACAAAGGGGTTTCCAAAACCTACTAAATCGAAAAAAAAATAAGCTCTTTTTAACAATATTCTTATTTTTATACTTAATAAGACCTGATGTTTACGGACTTACAAAGCCAAAGATGGCAGCTGTCCGTAAACATCAGGTTGTTGATTTTGATGGCTATTGCTATGATTATGAGGCCAATGCAAAATTAATGACAGAAATAAGAACAGCAAAACAAGCATGCGAAATAGAAAACAAAAAACTTGTTGATGAGAATGCTGCGAAATGTCGTGCAGAGCAGCAAAAAAAACAAGCAGAATTCGATGCTAAAGAATCAAAATATAAAATTCTAATTCAAGAACAATCAAAAGCTTTAAAAAACAAAAAATATGATACATACTTATATGCAGGTATAGGATTGATTGCTGGTGCAATTATATCTGGCATTACTGTTTATTTGGTAAAAAAATAATGTTATTGACTTTACTTGAAAAAGATTTAAAAGAACAAATTCTTTACAAAATTGAAGAAAAATATGGCCAAATAGTTGCAAAGGATTATGCCGAACTTTGGAACCCAGAGAAAGAAAGAAGATATCTTCAGTTTTATAAAGAAAAATTTGAAATAGAATCAAATATAAATCATAAACTAATTATAAAAGACATTAGGGTGTGCTCTAAGTGTAATAAATATTCGCTTAAATATTTAGACGATTATTATTTAAATAATTTTAATGCTTGTATGAATTGTTATATTAAGCATATTGAGGGTAAAAAATAAAAATGAAACTTGAAGATGTACAGCAAGGCTTGAAACAAATTCAAGCAAAAACTTTTGATGGCTCCCCTTTCAAAATAGGTTTAAAAAGAGAGGAAGTAGATAAATACCATAGACGAATAATGGATGGCTTTTCTGTATGTGTTCATTCTCCAAATAGAGTAATAATTAGCTATTCGTCAGAATGCAAGCTGTCAGATGTTCACAAAAAAAATAAGTTCGAATCAGATGCATATGATATGGTCGAAAAAGTTAAAAAATTTTTAAAACAAGAATTTAAAAAAGAAACTGGAAAGGCTTTAAGTCTGCAACAAGTTAAAAAAAATGATATTCATGTTGAATATATCTCAAGAGTTGTTTGTCATTTTAAAGTTTCTGTCGAATATACCACAAAAGTTGAAGATTCAAAAATCAAAGATGAAGATTTAGAGAGATCAAGAGAAGGCAAAAAAGAATTTTTAGGTTTAGGTGGATGGAAAGGATTTGTTGATAAATCTAAAAAGAAGATAAAGAATAATATAAATGGCCAATAAAGAGGAACAAAAGAAACAACAATCTCTAGAATTAACAAGAGATGATAAAATAAAAATTATTAGAAGATGCATGCAAGATCCTGCATTCTTCATAGAAAGCTTTTGTACTGTTTCTCACCCAATGAAAGGCGCAGTTCCATTTAAATTATATCCTTTTCAGAGAGATTGCGTTAAAGAATTTCAAGCAAATCGTTTTAATATAGTTTTAAAGTCTAGACAGCTAGGTTTATCAACTGTAACTGCTGCCTATGTTGCATGGCTATTACTTTTTAAAGAACATAAATCTGTTTTAACAATTGCTACAAAACTTGGTACAGCAGCAAATCTTGTTAAAAAAGTAAAATTTATGATAAGTAAACTTCCGCCTTGGTTAGTGATTAGTGATATTGTAAAAAATAATGCCAATATTCTTGAATTTGCAAATGGTTCTTTTATCAAAGCAGCATCGACATCGAGCGATGCAGGCCGCTCAGAGGCCCTTTCTTTGCTTGTTATTGACGAGGCTGCTGTTATTGAAGGATTAGATGAACTTTGGGCTGGTTTATATCCAACAATTTCAACTGGCGGTTCATGTATTGCTATTTCATCACCAAAAGGTATTGGCAATTGGTTTCATAAAACATGGATTGAGGCACAGGAAGGTAAAAACGATTTTAATACAATAATGCTTCCATGGAACGTACATCCAGAACGTAACGATGAATGGTTTAGAAATGAAACAAAAAACTTTAGTTTAAGATATATTGCACAAGAATACGAATGTAATTTCGATATGTCAGGTGATACATTTCTAGAAACATCAGATATTATGTGGCTTGAATCTATAGTTAAGCCACCAAAATATAAAATGGATAATGATAACTCTATATGGGTCTGGAAAACTTACGATTCAACAAAAAAATATTTTTTAACAGCAGATGTTGCTCGTGGTGATGGAGCAGATAATTCAACATTTATGGTATTCGATCAAAATAGTTTTGAATGTGTTGCAGAATTTTATGATAAGGTAAAACCAGATCATCTGGCATTAAAGATTAATGATATTGGACGAGAGTATGGTAATGCTTTAGCTGTTATTGAAAGCAATTCATATGGTGAGCATACATTAACAGAGCTAGAAAAACTTCAATATCCAAATATTTATTATTCTTATGGCAATTCTCATGAGATAGTAGATCCAAGTGATGTTTATGGCGCATCAAATGTAAAAGCTGGTTTGTATACTTCATCTAAATTGCGCCTTTTTATGATTTCAAAGCTTGAAGAATACATTCGTAATAAAAATGTAAGTCTTTATTCATCGAGACTTGTAGAAGAAATGAAAAAATTTATTTGGAAAAACGGAAAAGCACAATCAGCAAAATCATCAAATGATGACCTAATTATGTCTCTCGCAATAGCTTGTTACATTAAAGACATGGTATTTAGAGTTAATGTTGCAGATATGGAATATGACCGCGTTGCATTAAAGTCTGTTTTTGTTTCATCAAATCAATTTAATGTAACAATGCCAGGACAAATTTCAACTGGTGTTCTTGACCGCTTTGGAAATAAAATTATAAATACATCTAAAGCTTTACAAAAAGAAAAATTAGGTAATAATATAAGATATTCTAGACAAATTTTTATAGGCTAAATAAAATGGCAAAACGTTGGAAATCAAATGTAAAAAATCCATATAATCCAGACAACTATCTTTATAAAAGATTGACAAAGTTATTTTCTGGCCCTATTGTTTCTTATCAAAGAAAAAACGTAAATTATTTGCGTGGCGATAAGATCAAAAATGGTAAAAAACTCTTTAAAGATATGACAGGAAAAGAGTTTAAAAAGATGTCATATGATCCATTGAATTCCTTTGAACTTGCAACGTTAGCATCAGCAAGAAGAGCAGAGAGATATCTTGACTTTGATCAGATGGAATTCATGAGCGAAATTCATAGAGCTCTAGATATTTTTGCTGACGAAATCACTTATTCTAACGACTTCAAAAAGGTTATTCAGATAAAGTGCGATAATAATGATATTAAAGATCTTCTTGAAACATTATTCTTTGATGTATTAAATATTGAGCATAATCTTTTTTCATGGGTAAGAACATTATGTAAATATGGTGATGCATTTCTATATCTTGATATTGATGATGAAATAGGCATAAAAAATGCAATGCTTCTTCCAACGCCAGAAATCGAGAGAATAGAAGGCGAAGATGAACAAAATCCAAACTATGTTCAATTTCAATGGAATGCTGCAGCTCTAACATTAGAAAATTGGCAAATTTGTCATTTTAGACTATTAGGAAATGATAAATATACACCATATGGAACATCTGTGTTGGATCCAATTAGACGAATTTGGCGTCAATTAACTTTATTAGAAGATGCTTTGATGGCATATAGAATTGTTAGAGCACCAGAAAGAAGAGTCTTTAAGATAGAAGTTGGTGGAATTCCGCAAGATGATGTAGAGCAATACATGGAAGATATTGTTACATCAATAAAAAGACATAAACTTGTTGATCCAGAGACAGGAAGAGTTGATTTAAAAAATAATTCTTTATCAATTGATGAAGATTACTTCTTCACACAAAGAAATGGTAAGGGTTCTACAGTAGATACATTAGCTGGTGGACAATTTACTGCAGGAACAGAAGATGTAGAATATTTTAGAGATAAACTTGTAGGAAGCCTTGGTATCCCAAGAACCTATTTGATTAGATCAAAAGATAGCCCAGAGGATAAAGCAACCTTGGCCCAGAAGGATATAACATTTGCAAAAACAATTCAAAGAATACAAAAATGTGTAATATCAGAACTTTTAAAATTGGCACAAGTTCATTTGGTTACATTAGGCTATAAAGGTTCTGACTTATTGTCATTTGATGTGAAATTAAACAATCCATCGACAATATCAGAAATGATGGAGCTCGAATATCTGAGATCAAAGTTTGAAGTAGCTCAGGCTGCAACCGAAGGATATTTCTCAAAAAGATGGATTTCTCAACATATTTTTAATATGTCTGATGACGAATATGTCAGAAATAGATTAGAGATGATGACAGATAAAAAAATGGATAGAGAATTAGAGGAATTAGCAAATCCACAAGAATCTGGTGGTGATTTCGGCGACATTGGAGGCGGTGGTGGCGGAATTGGTTCTGAACTTGGTGGCGGAATGGGTGGTGATGATATGCCAGATTTAGGCCCAGAAGGCGAGGGCGATTCTGGCGATATAGGCGATATTTCACCAGATGATGAAACGAACGGAAGCTCTAATGATGACGGTCTTGTTGGTGGCGTTTTGTTCCCAACTAGCGGAGCAACTGGTGGAAATGCCGATCCAAACAATAAAGATTACGATCGTCAAATGAAACAAATTTTTTCTGATGGCTCTACATTAACGGCAAAATCAAAAGGAAAAAAATACACGCCAGTAGATCATGATAGAAGAAAAACATCAGGCCCATTAAAGAAAAATATGCATAATCTTGCTGGAAAACAGCATACCGGCCATAAAGCATTATTTCCTGGTGCTCAAACTTTAAAATCTCTAGGAAAAGGTTTAATAAACGAAAATACTAATTATGATGAAGAGAATATTATGTTTTCTAAACATGAACAATTAGCTAGCTTAATTCGTGGTTTGGAGAAGGGCAGAAAAAATGAAAAATAACAAAAAAAGAAATGTTGGTTTTTTATATGAAGCTCTTGTCCGTGAGCTTACAAAGTCAATTATTGCTAAAGATTTGCAAAGACAAAATATAACAAAAGCTTGTTTATTAGAATTTTTCAATAAAAAAACTAGTATTGGAAAACAAAAAGATTTATTTAAAAGTCTTATTAATACAAAATTAGAAAATGAATATGATACGCAAAGATTGATACATCTTTGCATAGAGGAAAATACGCACATAAATCAACAATCACTCTTTATTGAACAAAATAAATTAATTTCTTTTATAAATAAAGAAATTGGTCACTCTTTATATGAAAATTTTGTTCCAAATTATAAAATATTATCAACAATTAATGCAATTTTTAATAAAAATTACAAACCAGAGGAAAAAATTCTTTTTGAAAGAGTTTTAAGAAATGATTTGCTAAATTTACGAAATGAAGAAACGAAAGAGCCGATCAGAAACAGTGTTTTATCAAGCTTTATTAAAATATATAATAAAGAATATGGGCACAATTTGTTACCAGAATCTAAACAATTATTAAATCTTTTTATCACAAATGATCAATCGGTAGAATATAAATATTATTTAAACGAAGAACTTGATAGAATAAAAACAGTTTTATCTAATTCTTTACAAAACGATAAAGATGTTACATCTAATCAAGAAATAAAAGAGAAGTTAGAAGAAGTTCATAATAAAATTAAAATTGTATCATTATCGCGAGATATTACAAAAGAACATATTACTTTAATTCTTAAAACACAAAAACTTATTAAAGAGATGGAAATAGAATAAATGAATAACGAAAGTTTAAAAGTAAATCTATTAAATCCAGAGGATAATCAAGAAAAAGAGACCCCAGAGTTAAATAAACTGAGGGTGAAATTGCTTGATATTCCGGACGATCCTCTTAAAATAAAGTTGACAGTTCCAGAAGATGATAAAATTGTTATTCCTTTAAAAGTTAGAAAAAATTTAAATGGAACAATTTTTTTATGCGATCATCCATTTATTGATATTGTTGTTGATCCAAATAAAAGAAAAATAATCACATTTACCAAAACAGATAAAAAGAAAGATACATTTTCTATACAAAAAAATTTATTTGATTTTCTTATTAATGTTGGTTTACTAGCTCAAGATACAATTAAGGGCGGATCTGTTCACGGTTCATTAGAGTCAACATATCCAGATAATAAGGAAGTAGATGCTTTAGCATCTATTTTGATAGGTTTATATAAATTTATTTCTGAGGATAAAAAAGCTACAGTCACTTCTAGAGAATACGAAGAAGATGTAGAAAATATGTACGCAGAACCAGATGATGATGAAACCACATCATTTGAAAAAGCAGCAAAAACACATAGAGATAGAAAGGGCTCTATAGACCCAAATGCAAAACCTTATGGATTAGTTTATAGAATTTAAAATGCTTCTAAAAGAATTTAATTATAAAGATAAACAAGACTTGCTTGGTTCTGATACCGGCAAAGAAATGACTTTTGCTATTGAAATCGAAATGGAATTTGATGAAACAAAAGTTAATAAAAATTTAAGAAAAAAATATCCTGTTTATATAGAAAGTTTATATTCTTCTCGCAATGGCAGAAATATTGACTGCGAATTCAAATTCAAAGAGGACTCAAGAATTTGCAGGGAAGTTTTTTTAACAAAATATTATAAATTTAAAAAAGATGTACAATACAATTATTATATAAATGATTTTTTTACAAATGCAGCAACAGATGATAGCTATAAGCTTATAGCTATGGCAATTCCTGTATTTATAAAAAATATAAATAAAGATAATTGGCCATTTTTTATAGATGAACATCATGAAGAACTTTTAAAAATGAATAATGATGATTTAATTAAATTTTTAAAAAAATCTTATGAAGTTTCTCCAACAGATTTAATTAATATATTGATTGCACTTAATAATATTAAATATGATAATTTATTTAAAGAATTAGTCGCAGATAGAACCATAAAAAATACCTTCAAATATGAAGAAGGATATGACTTTGCAAAAAGTTTTGCAGAGATTTATTTTAAAGATTTTATTAAAAAATATGATTTAAAACTTGAATTTGATAGTTCATTAAAAAATGGTGTCGAAATGAAACCGAACAATTATATAAAAGGAATTATTCCTTTTATTGAATATGTTCAGGATTTTTATAATTTGTTTAAAAAACCTGAATGTCCATTCTTTTTTGATGCCACAACAGGAATGCATGTTAATATAGGATACGAGAAGGATATTCCGATAGATTGGAATATTTTAAAACTTTTCTTTTTTCTTGGCGAATCAACATACAATTTTAATTCGCCAGGCTATGCATATAATTTTAATCGAGATAGATATGAAGGTGTTTATGCAAAGCCATGGAAAAAAAATATGTTTAATCATTTATTGAATGCAATAAAAGAGGTAGAATATTTTTTTGGCGATGCATTCTCACAAGAAAATATATATCTTCTCAATACTGTATCAAATAAATTTCGTCTCAAATCTATAGAACATGCTAGTCATTATTTTTCATTAGACTTAGAGAAGCTTGCTAAAAAAAATTACATTGAATTTCGTTATCTTGGCGACATAATCTCTTTTGAAACATTAATACAAAAATCACTATATTATGCTTATCTTATTCGTCTTGCATCCGATGAAACATATAAACAAGAAGAATTTAAAATAAAATATATAAAATTTATTAATAAAGCAAAATCTATGAGGCTTATATAATGTTAATAAATCTTTTTATTTTTATTCTCATATGTTATGGAATGACACAAATTATTTGTTATGGAAAGATATTTGATAAAATAAGACCAAATATTTATCTATTTAAATGTTCAATGTGTATGGGGTTTTATGTAGGTTTTTTTGTCTATCTATTAACATTCCAAGCGTCATTTCTTATTTTATTTTCGGTATTCAACATGCCCGATGCTTTTTTGCTATCTTGTTTGAGTTCTGGAACTAGTTATATATTAGATAAATTGATAGGCGATAAAGGATTAAATATTAATAATGATAATAGGACAAAATGATTTTAATATCTTTACTAGTATTAAGTGGATGTTGATGCCGCCAAGACTTTGCAAAGATGGATGTAGGTAAAGAGAACGCAATGGATAAATTACCACTATTAAGAGAATTCTTTGAATTATCAGATTCATCAAAATATCTTGATGATAATGACAAGCAAGCAATTGCTAAGGGCGACCTGATTTTGTCAGGCTTAATGCAAAGAGCAGATTCACCAAATGGAAATGGAAGAATCTATCCATATGAAATCCTAAGACGAGAAATTGTTAACTATAAAAAACTTGTTAAAGAAAAAAGATCTATAGGTGAGCTTGATCATCCATCAACAAATATTATTGAATTAAAAAATGCTTCTCATATGGTTATTGACATTGATATGCATGGAAATGATGTGATTGGAAAAATAAAAATTTTATCAACGCCATCAGGACAAATTTTAAAAAGCTTAATAAATGATGGAGTTAAACTTGGAATTTCATCTAGAGGTTTGGGATCAACAAGACCAACAGGTCAAAATGTAATAGTTCAAGAAGATTTTCAACTTTTATGCTTTGACATGGTTTCAGATCCTTCAACCATTGGAGCATTCATGCTAGCTGAAGGTCGAACAAATATTTTTACAAGAAGCGACAGAATATATCGTGCACTAAATGATATTTTACTATAAGAGTTATAATGAAAAAAGAAGATTTAAAAAAGTTTTTAAAACCAATTATTCAAGAATGCATTAAAGAAATGCTTCTTGAGGAGGGAGTTTTATCAAATATAATTAAAGAAGTTAATAAAGCAAATGTTAGTGGAAATGTTCTTGTCAAAGAGAATAAAAATGTTAAAGACTTCGGTGACTTCAAGATGAATATAGATGGTTTTAAAGAAAATCCAGCAATATTAGAAGAAAGAAAAAGACGTCACCAAATGCTTCAAAATAAACAACAATTAGAAGTAGATTTTAAAAAAAATGGTTTCAGTGCCTTAATTGATTCAGCCTCAGATGAAGAAGAACAACAAGGTTCTGGAATCGATTTGAGTGATTTTTTTGGAAAAAGATAAAGAGGAATAAATGTCTAATAAAAGATGTAATGTGCAGGTGCGTTTAAGAAGAGATGAAACATCAGAACGATTAATACGTAGATTTCTAAAGAAATGTAAAGCAGAAAAAATTGTTCAAGAAGTTTATGATAGGCGTTTTTATGAAAAGCCTTCGCTTGTCGAAAAAAGAAAGAAACATAGACGCAAAAAAGTTGCTAAGGCAATTCAAGTAGAGTTAGGAGAGCAATAATATGTATAGACCAGGTTTAGGCGCACCGGGTGCTTTTCAAGTATCAGGAGTTCCATTTGCAACAAGTTCGGCCACTA